CTCAATTTGTGGCTCAATAGAAAGCTTATCAATAAGCTTATCCGTAGTAGTATTATAAGACTTATTATCGTTTGATCCAGAGCTTGGAGTGATATCTTTATAATCCATAGCTTCCTCAGCAAGTATAAGTCCCTGCAATGCATCTGGGAAAGTATCTCTGAGAGCAAAGCTTCTAGCGCGCATTTGTAGCATACGTTTAGGATATTGCGTCCATGGCCCAGGCTTATTCCAAAGACCGGCTTTCTTAGCATCTTCTATAGCAAAGATAGCAGTATGCAATGTCTGTCCGCGGCGCTTAACTTCACAAACTGCGGCTTGAAGTTTCTCATCGAAATACTCTTTGATGTCTTCAAACTCAGGATGTATCTTGGTAAGCGACATAAGTACATCTCCATAGATACAAGGCTTACCATTTATCACTGCTATATTCTGCAATGATTGGATTGGCTTAAGTCCAAGCTCAATACCCATTTGCACAGCGATTAGAATATCTCCAGCTTTGCCTTGGTAATTCTTAGGTACTAAAGAGCTGTTGGCAAGCATTTGAGAATACTTCATGGCTTCATCTAGAGTCTTTGGTGTTAATGAGAAAGTCTCATTTGATTTAGTTATTTGTGTCATTCTATTTCTCCTTTTAATTTGAATACTCGCGACTGCGTAGTTTTAATATAATTATTATACATCTCTGGATGCTCAGCTTTAAACGCTGCACCATCAAATCTATTTATTACTTGCGGTTTCCAAGTGAGCAATGTTTGTCCGTTTTCATCATTGATCGCTATATCTGCCTCGAGGAAATTACATACTTGTAATTGCTTTTCGGCATATAAAGTTTTAATAGCTTTCTCTTGTGCTTTAAGCGCTCTTAGATCTTTAATAATAAACTCAATATCAGGAGTAGCAGCTTTAGCATCCTCACCGGTCGTATGCTTCCAGAGCTTAACTGAGTCTTCGAGATTAATAGGTTCAGGTGGAATCTCTTTGAGGACGTGATTCTCCCAGAAGTTAGTTACTTTGGAAAGTATAAGCTTACCAAGAGCAGCATTACGATCATAATTATATATACGAAAATCATTGCCACCTATAAGTACCGCAATATAGACCTTACTAACATTTGCAACCTCTGCATAATACGCACACTGTAATAAGTAAGGCTCAGGAATATTATCGCCACCAAGACTAGACCACTCTTTAGCCATGAATTGACCAGCGGTTTTACATTCGAGTAGCGCATCTTCCCCCAATACTTTAGCATCAACATTAGCTCTCATATAAGGATACTCAGGGTGTACAAATGTTTCAAGTTCAGTTATGCAATTTAGTCCTACCGCACGTTCGAAGTGCTTTATAATAACAGGCTCCATAATGTTGCCCCACTCAGTAGGATTTGGGCCTATTAAAGAGCGCTCTTCTTCATATGGTTCTTCAGTTGAGATCTTCTCTAGGTACACATCTAAAGGCGTAAGCCATTTGTTAATACCAACAATAGCCGCTATATCGGATCCACCAATTCCAAGGCGTCGATCTTTGCGTTGTTGTATAGTTAAAGCCATAATTAATCCTTGAATAGATAAGTATGTTTAGCAAGATCGATGCTACTTAGATGCTTTTCAAACCGCTCAATAGCCATATGAAGCTTAGGATTATCGCTTCCAGGCATTTCAGCTATTCTTACGGCATCAAGTAACATACTTAAAAGAGTGCTCATAGAGCAGCCAAAGTGAGCCGCTCCCATATGCAGATGTCTATTAACATCCTCTGAGAGGCGTACATTCTTAGTTTTTATTTTTGGTTTGTCCATTGTTAGCTCCATATATTTGTAGGTATTATATGTAATTACATACACGTGTCAACAATTAAAATCCTAATATTTCCACCATTGACTTTTATTAAACTATTATTCATTATCCAAAAATAACATTGAGTGTAATAGAGTGCAAAATAAAGATGACGAAAGACGTCCCATTTGGGAACGAATACGTAGGCATTATAAAAAGAATTTAGCTGTAGCTCCGCCCGAAGACGAAGATAGAGTTAAATCTGAATATAGAGCCGCTAAGACAAAGCAATTTAGAAAACAATTTAAGGAGGATTATCCAGAGTATGAAAGACAAATAGATGGAGATCCTGAATTAAATATACCTCCAGATCCTCAATTACAAGCCCTAGCCCAGAATGATATAAAAAGAATCATTCAATCATTTTATGGAATAACAGAATTAGAGGATTATAAATCTCTAACAGCAGAATATGAAATTAAAGAAACGTTAAGCTCTGCAAATTTGAAACAACTTGGGATAATATTAGGCGCTCTTGGGTTTGTTTCAAGTGTAGGGATATATGATGCATATAAAGTATGTTTTTCTAACAGTCCCCCATCTAAAATAATAAATTTAGCGGCGGTTGGAGTGACACTTTATGTCATAACTCTCCCCCCTATAGAAAAGCCAAAGAATAATTTTACGCTAACTTTAAATGATATAGTTTATGCTAAGCACAGTAAGCAAAATCCTGAAAAGTTTTTTCCTAATTATAAGACAAGACTACAAAATGAAACAACAACTAATGAAAGGAACCACTAATGAAAAACGCTAATAAATTTACTTCTACAAGCATATTCAACGAAAATTTGCAAGTTACTAAAGAATTACATGCTGTTACTTATGGTAAGAGATCTTATAATTCTTTAAAACCTGCTTCGCCTGAGAGGAGAGCTGAGCCTTTGGCTTCGGCTGAGCATGCTTTTATAATAATACAAACTCATAAAACGCTTTATAGGGCAGAAATATGGAGTAGAAAATTTCCTATGATAGAAACTATTGTTGAGGGTAAGAAGATTTTAACCAAACCTGATCCGGCATTTGATTATGTAATAATAGATAAAAAGCGTACATTCGATGACAGAAGAACATTTGATGAAGCGCTTCCAGAAATTCTCGATGAGCAAGAATTAACCAATATAGTTAATCATACATGGTTAATACCTAAAGATAGAGCACAAGAATTAATGGAGGCTATATCAGCTGACATGGGCTCTATAATATTAGAAGAAAAAAATTCAATTCCTTATTTTGTCAATGGAAACGAAAGCCTAGAGTATCCTGGTAAAGCACTAGAATTACGTAATGAATGCTTTAGAATGATGGCTTTAGTTGGAAGTGTAGGAGTGGCCGCATATCAGGTCAAAGCCTTTTTTACAAATGCTAAGGCTCATCAAGAATTAAAAGCTAGTGCCACTCATCTTTGTGAAAATAGTGGCTGCGCTTTAGACACTTTGAAAAAGACATTTGGTCTTATGACGGCCGCTCTTTCTCCTTTATGGACGCGAGTTATTACAGATTCAGCAGTCGGCCCTAAAAAAGAGTTTCCCAAAGTTCACAGCTGTGCAAGTTGGGCTGCTGAGAAATTACTTAATCTTGAGATTGATGAAATTAATAATGATTTGGAGCCTTCCTTATTGGTTACTCTTCTAGATAAATGGATTTATATTACTACTTTGCATTTAGGTGACATGGAAGAGATTAGAACGGCAATAGATCGTAATGGAGCTCAAAATCCAAAAGTAGCACAAATAGTGCCAGATCTTCATAGAGCTGTGGACACTGTAGAACATGTAAAAGAACGTAAAAATAATTTACTAACTACAGAAGACCATAAAGCAACTCGTTGTGTTATTGCAACTGGGGGAGTACTTATTGCAGCAATTGCCACAAGTAAAATTAAAGATGTGGTGGTTGATAATTGTTTTGATAGATAAATCAACAACTTAAGCAGTTTTTGCTTTACATCTAAAGTATATTTAATTAAGGTCTTATAGAGAAATTTATAAGGCCTTTTTTATTATGAGGAGCGTTAATGGCTAAACTCACAGTTAACGAAACTAAACATATAGATAAGATCCAGGAAGCATTAGAAGAGCTTAAAAAGCCTAAATTCAGAAATGTTGGTGAATATGGTAAATTTGTTAAGTCTCAGACTTCTCCAAGCTATGAGCAAAAGGCTATAATAATGTATTCAATTCTGGACATGATTGAATCCCGCAAACGTGAATGGGGAGAAATGAACAATGAAAAACTCGTCGCCATCGTTTCAGCTATTGCTAAGGAAGTTAATTTATCTACTCAAGAACTTATAAAAGTATTGGTTCATCTTTTAAGTGATGCAGCTTTCTTTGCTAAAACCAATAAATCTTTTAAAGAACTTTTCATTCCAACTAGAAACTGATGCGTAATAGACCAATTCCAGGTATAGCTCTTGAATTTATCAAGCAATGGTATGCTATTAGTCTTACAGCTTATAAAAATTCTGATGATATATGGACTATTGGTTATGGTCATACTAGTCGCGTTAAACTCGAAGATATTATTACTCAGGCGCAAGCTGATGCATTTTTAAAACAAGATTTGTTTCAGGCTTCTAGGGCTATTATACGGCTGACCGATATGCATTTAAATGATTTCCAATATACTGCCCTGTTGTCTCTTGTATTCAATATTAGTATAGGCGCATATCAGCGCAGCACTTTAAGACAAGTTATAAATCGTGGGAAATTATCAAAAATTAAAGGAGAA